CGTGCAGAGAACTCTGCAAGCAGCCGATGACGCTCGTCGCCAGGCTGGCCGTTGGGGCGTTGGCTCCATTGGTCGTGCTTGGCTTAGTCTTCAGTATATGTGGCTTCCTGCCATGGGTGACATTTATAACCTTACGCAGGCCGCTGCTGGTCAGATGACTAGAAATGGCTTTATAGTGACGGGCCAAGGGTCTAAAACCGAAAGCTTCGATCCACAGAGCTTAGTGCTCGACGGATTTAGTTACGGTCGAATCCCTATTGGGGGCCAAGTTGAGGCTCGTGTCAAGATTAAAGGCCGCTTTGTTGTAAACAAGTGGCTAGACCTTGCACATCAGCTGACTACTCTTGATCCCCTTGTCATAGGTTGGAATATGTTACCCTATAGTTTCGTCGTCGACTGGTTTTACAATGTCGGCGGCTACTTAGGCGCTTTAGAATCCGCGGCAATGTATAACAGTGCTTACGTGCCTAAAGGCGGTTTTGTAACATTTTCTCATACCGCAGATGCGAATATATCTTACTACGGCAAGTCTACGGACGGCTCCGTTACTGCGCATTTGAATGCTCAGACGCGGAAGATAGCTTCAAGTCGAACAGTTATGAACGGTTTACCACTGCCTATCAAGCCCGCCTTTAAGGTGGATTTGGGAAGCGGTACTTTACTCAACGCTGCGGCACTTCTAGCTTCGAAACTAGATGTCGACTTTCTTCAAAAGAACAATCATCTTCCTAGTAAATGGAAGCGGTTTATTTGATTGAAGGAAATATAACAGCATACTTCCTTAAGCTATTAACCTAAAGGTGGCACATGCCAAACTTAGTAAACATCGTCCTCGCGGACGCACTGGCGACCCCAGTAAATCATACTTTCATCCCTCTCGGAGCTGACGACAAAGGCGTTCAATGGCTCGTTGACCAGGCGCAATCAAACGCGGTTGGTTACTGGCGCATTAGCCTTCAAACGACAGCACCTCTACCGCCCAAAGCTGGTGAATCTAGCGATGGTCGGACGTTTCGTGTACGCGTTGGACTGCATGAACCCGTTCTTGAAACAAACGGCGACAGCAGCATGTCCGGTATTTTGCCGGCTCCAACCGTGGCGTATATTCCGCGAGCTTTTACGGAATATGTTATCCCAGAACGCGCCTCTCTGCAAAACCGTAAGGATTTGTGGAAGATGGCAGGCAATCTGATTGATAACGCCCAGATTCAAGCTGCTGTAGAGCAGCTTGTTCGCTACACTTAACTATTGAGGCTCGTTGACCATGAAGAAATTGAGTGATCAATCAACCCTTGTGAAGGGGCTTCTCTTCTCACGTCAAAGCATACTCTCTTTTGGAGATTGCAATGATTTCAGCGAGATCCGCCTTAATCTTCTTGAGGCTAATTACCTTAGGAAGTTTAATGGTAATAAAGTCGATCCGTTGCGCACGGAGACTACTTTCCAGAAATGGGAGCAGTCAGAAAGGCGCTGCGCGAGATTCAACCGAGTAATCGGCTCTTGCACGGATTTTTCCTTACTTGGCGGTCTTCTTAACGAAATACGAAATAATATCGTATTAGTTATAGGCCATACGCCACCGAAGGGGCTTTTTGAAAGAACGGGCAGGTTTTCACCCGGGGCTAGCTTTAGCACTCGACGTGGAACTCACTATTCCGTTAAGATGGAAGAGCTTACAGTTACACATGCAGTTTCTTTTTTTCTGGACTGCTTCGCGGGTATATCGGACAATATTACTATCGTTCCG